CTTTGGAAGTATACGTACAAAACTAAATCTCCCCTAAGGACTGAGGGAGGTCTATGACTAACGCCTAGCACACCTACACCTTACGAAATGACGAAGCGTTAACTGTCAAATCTACCGACGTAGGCGGTACCGTAACCATTCACCCATGGGCCGCGAATCCGTGTCGAGTTACAGTATATACGACACTTCATCTTTGCCGTGAGAACCAAAATGGTCTCACGCACCGGGGGGCCGAGGATGCTCCGTTGAGTCCCAGCTTATCGGGACGGAGTGGCCTTCACCACAGCCACCGAACGAGGTGGCACCGAGCTCCCCATCTCAAGGCATAGACTCCTGAGATGACCGAAGAATAAGGCGGTCCGGCGTGTCGCAATCAACATGGCCAATGACTAACGACATCGCGCCCCCTTCAAGAGGGGGTTACTACGGGCCCGGGTTCCCGCTGCTCAGGCAGGTAGGGCCTGTACCTCCCTAACCGTCCACCCATAAGGTGAACCCACATGCGTTCTGGCGGGTCCAAACCACATGTTAATGCAACCTGGGGCGCCAACCCCAGTTCTGAGCGTGACCTTCTCAACCTGGCCGCATGACCAGGCCGCACGACTTTAAAATACGATATCAGTCCGCCGCACAACTAGTATGTGCGGGTGAAACAAGCTGTGACAGCTACTCGGAATAAGACAGCGTGGAAAACCAGTCATTTGACTGTTCACGCTGCTGATTCTCGAGCTCCACACAGAACTGCTCATAAGAGACAGTCCGAAGAACCCCCAACGCATCTAGAATACGCTCCTCACGTGCGAAGTCGGGAGGTTCCTGGGGTAACTGGGCAATGTCTGTCACTCCCAATCTCCTAACGTCTTCAGCCAGCAATTCGACGTTAGGTTTCAACTCATTTGCCCATCTCTGGAACATCTGAGCGACTGTTGGAAGCTTGTATAAGGCGAGGGCGTATGACGTGAACTTCGAAGCTGCAACGTTGGCGTGTGCATCACGTGCCTCAGGAGAGGTGGTGATCCCGGCAGCTTGGACGTTACGTAAGAAATCAGGCACTCCCAAATCCGGCTGAAGAACGCCGTTGATGATAGGGACCTTCCAGCCTGCAAACTCAAAGACGTTCTTACGAACAAACATCTTCATGTTAAAGCCACCCCGCGACCAGAAGGAACGAATATCTTCAACTTCATTGGCCAACAAGGGTGGGCAGACGGAATTGCCTGTATCGTCCCCCTCCTTACCGAGGACCAACTTGCGGTCCTCGTTTCCCCAACGATCAACAAAAGTTTTGCCACCACGGACATGTAACTTGCCGATACCTGTTGGGTTGTACGCCGCCAAATCCATCACCATGTTAATGAGAAAATTGGAGCTGGATGTAGGGCGGCGTCCAGAGCGCTGCATGCACTCAAAGACAAACACTGAACTGCCTCCGCCATTCTTGCCTTTCTTTGTGGCACGAAAATTCTCTGAGTAGTTGACACGTGAGTGAACATCTTCCAAAATGGAATCTGGCCAGCCCAATTTCAACATGTGTTCCCAAACACAGGTGAAAATAGGCTTCTCAATCATGTTCAAAATCTCATGACTGCACGTCGTATCCCAAGCAGAGCCGTCATTCTCGACATAGCTGTGGGGCTTATAAGCAAACGACGCAAGCTCTCCCAAAACACGATCCATTGCATCCTGCTTACTGGCATGCTTGATGCAACGTGATTCGAAATGGTGAAAGAGCACATACTCAAAGATAGTCGTCAACGCCAAAGCGCAGATCTGGCCAACGTCACCATCCGCGATGATCATGCGTGGTGCCTTGTCTGGATTCATACCCTCATTCTTGATACTTATCGAGATGGGGAAGGTTTCCGACACCATGATGTTCGCGTTTATGACCGCGTTGTGTAAACGTTGGTCAGTCCACTTAGCACTCTTCATCACGTCCAAAATACCACAGGCTTCAAGTGCTTTCTCCACTGCCTTACGGGTGAAAACAATGTGCATCAGTTTGCGAACGTGGACTCCAACGGCAGCACGGTCAGCTTGAGTGAAAGTGACCGGCCGCTTCTTGTCGTCCATACGTTCCTGTTTTGCACGTTTCACGTTACCAACAGTGTCTGCATACAATACCTTGTGAGTCGGACTTGATGCGATGACTGTGCCTTGCTGCACTAATGTCTGGGTGCCGTCCGGCAAAGTGCCGAAAACAGCATCACCCGGCGTTGGATCCACCACGGGGGTTTGAGTGGCGGCAGGATCCTCAGGTTCGTTTGTCTTGCCACACGACAGAAAATGTGACCAACCATGACTGCCACACGCCTTCATAGCCTCAATGACACCTTTGTCAGTATCATCATCCTTGCTGTCTTCTTCCTTCTTGTTGGGAGAGGAGACGGTGGGGGCAACCCAATTCAAGGATACTTTGGAATAACCAACGTGTCGTTCGGCAATGGCGTACGGTGCGTATGAATTTAGAACATAGCGCAACATAGACGCATCCTGATCCTTCATCTTCGCACAAATACGTTGTGTGGCAGCCTCGAGGTTACCATGTATGATTGCTTCCTTACTGCGTGACGTGACGGCTCGGCGGTATGCAGTGTCAATGGCGATAAACTCGTCATTGGTCATCCTCAACACTACAGTTCTGAAGCGACGAAAACGCTTGAGAAGGGTGAACACCATGAGCGCCAAGCACACTGCGAATGACCGGGATCGCGAAGGTGAACGCCACCTTAGCATCCATTTCCAAGGTAATCGCGTGGTGTAAGCAAGCCCTGCAAGTGCACATGCGGACAAGCCGTAGGCAAGACTCAACTGCCTTGATGAATGCCCATAGCTTGTGCAGTGCGTGCAACACGGAACTTCGAATTTCATGACCCAGTGTCCCTGCGGACGTTGACGGCCGGCCATGGCCGCCAAAGAGCTGCCGTCGCAAGCAGGGCACGGACAAACCAGCCCATGCGAGCGACGAAACATGTTGCCAGAAGTAGCCACCCTTTCGGGCACGAGATTGGACTTAAACCTCGAATTTTGGCAAATACGTATCCGGACCCAAGTGCGTGCTCACTTTGGAAGTATACGTACAAAACTAAATCTCCCCTAAGGACTGAGGGAGGTCTATGACTAACGCCTAGCACACCTACACCTTACGAAATGACGAAGCGTTAACTGTCAAATCTACCGACGTAG